CTCGATCATCTGAAGCTGCTTTTGGCTATTGAACGTCCCTCCCACGGAAGTCATCGACGCGCCGTCCGACGACTCCATGTAGAGCCCGCCGTTGGAAATGGCGACCAGCCGGCGGTTCAATTGCGTGCCGGAGATGAACTGAATCGTCCCCTGAGAGCGAATCGGCGCGCCGCCGCCGAGCTGAGTGGCGAATGCCTTCTCTAGTCCAGGTCGTGACCCGCCGCGCTGACGGATGTAGTCGGCCTGAGTTGCGTTCGCCGGAACCCCAGCGCTGTCAGGCCACACGTTCTGCGCATCGGGCGTGAAATACTTGGCGGTTCGCGGGTCGTGAAAAGCGAAACGCTTGTTGACGCCTCCAACTGGGAACCAGATCGGCAATATCCGCTTGTCCTTTGACACACGCTGCTACTCCAGTGTGAACAATCGCCAGTAGGCGTTCATGGACACAGCGCCGGCGGCCGTGCTGTCGAAATCGAACTCGATGTAGCGCGTCCCGCGCAGGTGCATCGCGTAGCTGGCCTGCGTGTCGTCTGCCGGGCTGACGACCAACCGGAACGGCCCGCTCTCCGCCGGACCCTTAGTCACAACAATCGTGTCCACCATGAGCGTGTCGGCGGCGATTGCCGTGCCGGCGCTTGTTCCCAGCGTGCAGGTCAGGTGTGCCAGTTCCTCTGGAATCCAAAGAGAGGATTTTTCGACTTGGCTCCAGCCCCACAGCTTCATGGCGAACGTCGCATTGTCGGTCGTCGTGGCGAACGGGATGATTTCGATCCAGCCTGGAGTCTTGACGCCAGCGCCTACTCCAACGGCCTGAGACGTGAGGTCGAACACCCCGACCCCGGATGGCTCGGTGATCTTGGGGATCTTTGCGACGAACGCCGTGGCAGTGGAGTTCGCCGCCAGCGCTAGCTTCAGTGGTAGGCACAGGCTCATTACGCCACCTTTAGTTCTGGATTGAATACGCTTTCGAGGCGAAGCGCTTTGAGCGGGTCGGTGCGGTAAGTCTTGCTGCCGATGTGGCCGAGCTTGATCGTCGGGTCCAGCCACACGTCGCATCCGAGTTCACGAAGATCGGCGAAGAACGCCATGTCCTCGCCACGACCTACCGTTCGACCTTCGTTGTCGATTGTGGTGTCGAGGCGGAACACGTCAGCAATCTCCTCGCCGAGCGCCGGGTCGTAGATTCGCGGCTTGGTTGCCACGAGCGCCTCGATGACCTCCCGAGTCACGCAACAGAATCCGAGCCCTGTTCCGTGGATCTTGACCAGCCCGTACTTGTGCAGGTCGAAGGTCCGAAGGTCTGGATGCTTGACGAAGATTTCCTGATCGTCAGTCTTGGTTGGGTAGGTCGCACAAACCACATCAACCTTCGTGCTGAGGGCTAACAGTCGCATGAATTCTGACGGTTCCCATTCCATGTCGGAGTCGATCCAAAAGAGCCGAGAGGCGTTGCCCTTGAGAAATTGATGCACGACCAGGGAACGGGCGTAGGGGACCAACGGGCAACCGACTTTGTGGCTGATGTTGAAACTGATCCTTGCGCGCAGGCAGGCGTCCAGCGTCTTGAGCAACGAAAACGTCGTCTGGTGCGGAATGCTTGTCCCGCACGGGAAGCCGATCGACACCGACAGTGAAGCCGGATTGATGGATAGTTCTTCGTTCACGATTAGGCAAAGCCGGTTGCAAGAGTGCCTGAGCCGTATGCCCGGATATGCACCAGCCACGCATCGGTGGCGATGTCGATCAACTCGGCCTCGTCTTTTCCGATGCCGCCCATCGTGGTGATGTTGAATGTGTACTTGATGTCGTCCGTCCCATCCGCCAAGAACGAGTCGGGGCCCTCGGTGATGGTCGCGGTGAATACGTCAGCCCGACCGTGGAACAAGTCGCCAGCCAAGCCGGTGATCGTGAGCGAAACAGTCTGCACTCCATTGTTCAGAACCCTGTAGATGTCCCCACTTCCAGTCGCTGCCGGAAGCGTGATCGTCAGGCCAGCGCCAGTGATGATCGGAACGACCACTAGGCGGTTAGCGTGCAAGGTGTTGGTGAGGGCCAAGGCTGTGGCGGCGGCGGCCACATTCACAATCCGGCCAGAGGCGTCAGCGTGCGCGTTCAGTTCTGCGGCCGTGGCCGTGAGGCCGTTCAGGTCGATGCCACCGGCGGCGGACATCGCATTGAAGTCGCAGCTTGTTCCTGTCCCGTCATTGATGTAAAGCGCTGTTCCCGCCACGCCGTCAGTGTGGACATAGACGCAGCCAGGTTCATAACCGGCGCTGCCGTCCGATGGAACGACCGCGCTGCCGGCGAACCACTTCTTGCCGGATTGGCCGAAAATGGCCCCTTCTTCTCCCGAGTGAAGCCGGACTGGTTTGGACACAAGAGCCTCCTAGGTTTTTGACCTGTCTGGGCGTGAATTAGGCCACAATCAACGCATTGAAATCGCAGGACGCGATCGTCCCCTCATTGACGTAAATACTTGTCCCGTCCCCACCGTTGGTTTTGATGAACAGGCAGCCGGTCACGTATCCAGCCACGCCGTCTGTTGGGACGGTCTCGCCGATGCAGAGCATCTTCAGACCGCCGGAGGTCGAGATGACCGCCTCGCCGCCGCTATGGATATGTGCTGGTCTGCTCACAGTTCAACTCCATTCAGATAGATGCGGGTGCTCGGCTGATATTCGTCGTCGTAGCTGCTAACCGATCGGTCCCCGCAGTAGCCCAGCGACTGCAAATTATGCGAGCGGTCCCACGCCACGGCGGCCCGCAGCTTCTCGACGTACTCCATGTAGCGCACACCCTGCGTGTCGTTCAGCTTTGATTCGGCGGCGCAGAGCACGCTGGCGATCAAGGCATCGGCTGTCGGCTGGCCACCGAGCGGATACGGTGCGCTGTCAATGATCTGTGAAGGATTGCTCCGGTAGCGCATCCGTAGTTCGTAGATGCCGCTGGGAGTCGGGGCGAAGGTGATCTGCCACGCTTGCGGCCGGCTGCCATCCGAGGGCGACGGCATGATGCAGGCGTATTCAGGGAACCCGGTGACGTTTTGCGAACGCTGCTGGTAGCGCCGGATCATCGAATCCGAGACGATCTTGATCGGGCAGGGGCCGGTGTTCTCGGAGAGGAACGTGATGTCGTCGGTCAGCCCGCCGAAATCTTCCGGCAAGTCGTAGTCGGACTGACTGGCTGCGGTGACGATGGTCGTCCAAGGGGTCAGGAACGTCCATTCATGCTGGCTACGCTCGCCCGGCAGGATCATCGGGCTATAAAACTGGAGCACCCCTAGCGTCAGCATGTCGTCGGCGTCGGCATGTTGCCGCTCGTCCCAGAACGAAGGCTCACGCGCCCACCCCAGGTCGCGCCCGAGGATGCGGAGAATTTCGGAGCGTTGGAGGTTGATGCTCATGTGATAAGGGCGTATTCAATGTTGGCTGTCGTGCCTGACTCGTTCCGAATCACAACCTCGTCGATCACGTCTGCCGTGCCCCCGGAAAGCGTTCCCGTGTAGAGCGCCAGGGCGTCGTCGCTCGCCAGCCGAAACCACTGGCCAGACGGGTGGACGAACACGATTTCCTCCGACCCGACTTCACCGCCTTTGTCAACTGTCAGTTCGATCTTCAGTGCCTGATCCGACTTGAGCCACAGCTTGTCGAAGTTGGTGATTGATTCATCCGAGTTCCACAGCGTTAGGCTGGTTGCCGTGGCCAGCGAAAGCGTTTTGTGCTCGACCTGTCCGGCGATGGTGGTTTCAATCGGGTTGGCACGCGAGCCGATTTCGTGAGTGACGCCATAGGCATCGACGATTTCCGCCGCCATCCATTCCCGGTAAGAAGCCATTTATGCCACAGCCTGTTTCAGATGAGCCTTCTGCATTTCGATGGCCATTTCCCCCTTCTTGCCGTCCATCAGGAACCGCACTCGATGGTCGGTTCCCAAACTGAGAAACGTGACTTCCTTTCTCTCTCCGCGCCACTCGACAACGATCGGGTCGTTCCGCTTCACCTTTCCTCCGCGAACGTGGTCAGCGAATGACGGAACCTTCACGTCCTCTGGTCGCGGTTCGCCAAGTCCATGTAGCAATCCGAGCGACACAAACACTGCCGGCGGAAGCGGACCACTACCGGCCACGCGACTGAAAATGCGACGCGCTCGGAAGTAGTCGGCCAGCAAGGCGGGAGGCGGTTCCTCCGATTCCTGCAAGCCGCACATCAGCATCAGCGGAGCACGGTCGAAAGTCGGGATTTCCATAAGTCCTCAAAAATGAGCGGCGCTGGACGTAGGGAGCTACCGTCCAGCGCCGCAGCCGGGATGGTTACACTGCCTGCCAAATCTTCACCCAGTCGATGTCCAGACTGAGCGCCGTTCCGGCACCGTTCTTGATGCCCCAGATCGGCGACATTTCCTCTCCACCGGGGAACGTCGCGTCGTCGAGAGCCGAATCGGCCACGCCGTCCGCCTGCTCGACGCCATCCACGAAGAAGCGGATGACTTTGTTCTGGTTGTAGTAGCCGGCCGGATCGTAGATGAAGCCGAGCTTGTACCAGGTGTCGATGACCGCCGTCAGCGCATCGTCCTTGACCACAACCGTCGTCTGGCTGGCCTTCTGATAGACCGTATCGAAGCCACTGGCATCGCCTTCCAGCGAGCGGAAGCCGATAAAGTCCTTCGTCGTGACCATCGCCCCGGAGTCGGTGATCGCATCCGCCACCGCGAACCCTTCCTCGGCCAGGCCGACGAAGATGTTGCGCGAGGTGATCGAACCCATCCGAATCCGGGTCTCGAACACGAGCTTCTTGCCGGCAGCGACGGTGGCAGCCATCTTGCCGAATACGCCAGCCGAACCGCCCATCTGCAACCACGTTTCGTCGTTGTCGGTGGCATCAGTGTCGAGGCTGATGACGCCGCCGACTTCGGTGGCGAGCTGGAGGATCGTGTTGGAGGCGTCCTGATACGAGTAGTAGGCCGCCACGGACGAGTAATCGCCGACCGTAGTGGTCAGCAGGCCGTTGAAGGCCAGGAAATCATCGAAGATTCCGTAGCCCTTGTCGGGGTCGGCCAACGATTCAAGGAACGGCACATTGCCCCACAGACCGCCCGAAGGGCCGCGCCCGCTGTTGTCGCTGGCATGTTTTCCATGCAGAGCCATATAGTTACCCTTTCGGTTAGTTGATGTAGGCGACGAACTGGGCACGCCGATCCACGCAGCAGAAGTTGCCGCGCAAATCCTTGAAGACCTGCCAGACGTTGTGCTTGTTGGGGTGGCGGATGGCGGGCTTCTCTTTCATGTCGCACCACTTGCAGACGTGGAAGTAAAAGACCGAGTGATCCAGCCCGTAAACCGGGTTGTCCACGTCGCTGTTGAGGTACGGCGTGTAGAGCAGCGGGCGACGACGGAAGGTCAGTTCGCCGGCAAACTCCTGCACTCCGCTCAGTCCCGACTTGGCGATCAGGCCGCCGTCGTAGGGAGCCAGGTCGCGGCCCAAGTTCTCGTTCTGCGATTCGCCAACCGTTTCCATCGACGTGATGGTGGATTGGTTGACGTACAGCCGGTACTGCTTCTTCATCCGGCGGTAGCTCTCGACATCGAGCACTTCCTTGAAGTCGCACTCGCGCATCGCCGTGCGGAGCTTCGGGAACAAGTCGCTCTTGTCAACGTTCGTGTACGTGACCGAGTAGTTCTTGAACGTGGGCACGGCCGCCGAGTCGATGTTGCCGGTCAGGGTGTGGCCAGTCGCCGCTCCGCCGGTGAAGCCCGTCGTGGCGTTCTTGACGACCCAGTACGGCACGCCAAAGAACTCCAGCTCGTCGGTGCTGGCAGCCGGTGCCGTCCAGCCCTTGCGCTCCAGGAGTTCGATCATCGCGCCTTCCGCACCGGCCCGCCTTTCTTTCATCATGTCGTAGATGCGGGCTTCGCCCTGATTGGCGGCGACTTCGTTCTCATCGAACATGAAGCCGGTGGCGGCCTGTCGATATTCGACGAGCACCTTCTTGGTCAGGTCTTCGGCCACGATCTGATCGTCGCCGTAGAGACTGGTCATGTAGGCAGCGTCGGGCAGCCGCGTCATCAAGTTGCGCTCGATGCGGTAGCCGCTTTCGATTTTCAATCGGTCGGGTCCGAACATGGTCCCGACGAGAGGGTAGTGGGTGAACTGCATCGCAATGTTTTGCAGTCGTCCCTTGCCCTCGTCGCCTCGCGTCAAATTCACGAGGTCTTGAATGTCGGATTCAAGCAATGGCATTGTTTATCACTCCGGCCCTACGTCTCGACCCTGGCCTTCCACTCCTTGAGCTGCGCAAGAACCCGGTCCTCCTCGATCGGAGGTTGACCGTTCTTCGTCGCGGGGCGGGAGAGCGCAACGTGCTTCTGCTGGTGCGCTTTGAGGGCGAGACGGCGGCGTTCGATGGTGGGTAACTGATCTCCGTGCGCGAGTCGGCGTGCCCGCTCCACCTGGCTCGAAAATGACGTTCGCCGTCCTGCGCGGGCGTCCATCTGCTGGACTTCCGCGAGGACTGCCGCCACTTCAATCCGGTTGTGGGCCTGCAAACTCGTCGGCTTGAGGCCGTTCATTGGCCCCTTGCCGTACAGCTCTTTGAATTCATCGCCGAGCTTGTCGAAGGCGTCGTCGAGCTGTTGCTCCAGCCGCAGGCTTTCCTGCTGTTGGATGTACTGCTCAAGCTGAGCCACCTTCTCCTGAACCGGACTGAGTTCGCCGAACCGCTTCTCGTAGTTTTGGATCTGTCCGTGATAGTGCTCGTTCATCTGCTGAAGCGTGTTGATCGCTTCTTTGGAGAACTTCACGATCGACGGGTCCAGTTCCTCGCCTTCGAGGGCTTTCAGCGCCAACTCAAACCGCTTCAGTTCGGCTGTCTGCGCCCTTTCCTCCACTTTCGTCTGCGGCGGAGGCTGGCTCAGCAGCCGCGTGTGATGCGAGTACAGGCGATCGAATTGGGTGACGGCCTTTTCGAGTGCAGCCGGATTGGCCTTCCACTCGTCGGGGTCGAAACCGTAATCGCGCGCAAGACTCGCCAAACCTTCGTCGATGCCGGATTGCACGTCGGCACGACTCCCACCATCGCCGGATTGCACGTCGGCAATGGACTCAGCCGGAATGTTCACTTCGGCTGGTATCTGCTCTGTGATCGGGGCCTCTAATGTTTCGGCCATGACTATCGCTGCCAGTGTGAAACGAAAAAGGGGACCGCTTTTTGGGCGGCCCCCTTCACGGGCTGCGATAGGTGAGGCTATCTGGCGGGGAGCTTAAGTCCGCGTATAGCCGATCCGGCGACCGCTCAAGGAACGGTCCCCTCGGAATTAACGTCAATTATTCAAGTTTAGCCCGCATGGGGTCAATAGTTCCCCGAATCACGAAAGCGATCAATGACTCTCTGGAGCAGCGAACCGCTGATCGTGTGGTATAGGGTTTTATTGGTGATTGTGCTCCGGTGGTGGTAGCCGTGAGCCCTCATATAGTCAGCATATTTTCCGGGAGATTCAAAGACCGGCGAACCGTTCTGGTCGTAGTGTGTTCCGCCAACGCCGCACTCTTCGTCAAGAACTCTCTGAAACTTGACGTGCTCAGGTTTTACAGCCAGAGACTCGCAGTGAAGCGGCTTGGACCAAGCTGTCGTGCCATTTGCCGCACCAGCTTTTCGTCCTCGCCTCTTCCGACGACGATCAAACTCCGATTCAGTGACTACTTCTCCGTCGATTTTGTACGTGCATTTTCCGAATTTCATGCAACTGTCTCCGGTTTTCTGTCGTGCCCCAATCCGCCCAAGTCTCTACGGGCCTTTGAGGCTGGCCACTCAGCGCCGTAGAACGAATCCCATTCTTCGTCTGATTGAAAAGTTGGAGGTCTGATCGAGCAGTCGTACTCGAAGATGCGAACCCCGTTCTCCACGCTCCCAGAGTCCAGGTAGGAATGCTCTGTGTCTGGACCCATTCCGCCTCTTGGGCCAGTTAAAGTTACGGCAATATGTCCAACGGCAGCAGTTTTAAGCCCTCCGCTCGGCCCTCCGCGCAAAAGCACCGGAGTGACTGACAGGATCCTGGCGGCGCGGTAATTCTCTCCGTGGCGGCGGAAATAATCGACGCGACTCTCTTGTAGAATTAGTTTCATGGCTGATTGTTACTCCCTGACGACATGAGTTGGTTGATTAAATCCTGCTCCATGCCCTGCGGCGTTTTTGTGGACTGGCTCTTGCGGACGTACTGACGGGTAGTGGTCTTGGGCTGCTCGATCTGATTCTCGTTGGTCATCATCTCGCCCTGAGCGTAGGTCACGAGGTCGTTCAGTTCCGGCATGTTGGCCAAGCGCGCGATCATCTTCACGTAGGCTTCCATATTGGGCATCATTCCCTGCGCCTGCATGGCGGGGATTGCCGCGAGCAGCGAGGTCATCAGCTGGTTGGTGATTCCCATGCGCTCGGCAGGGGCCTTACGGCGCATCGAGTGCGGAACGAGGTCGATGTCGTAATCCTCCGGGTCGCCTTCCAAGTCGGCCGGGTTCCACGAACCGGGAAGCTCGATCTCACCCACGCGCTTGATGATGGGGATGTCGGCAGCCGGATTGCGCAGGAGAAGCTGCGCGATGGCCCGCATCGCACTGGAGGTCTGCTTATCGACTTGATCCTGCATCGACTGCACGCGGTCTGACGCGGCGGCGGCCAATAGCTCGTCCTGTCCGACCGTCGAACTCTGCGCACCCAAGCCGGCCAGCGCTTCCGTGTTCCCGGAGAAATAGTTGTGCAACTGTTTGAGTTGGAGAACAAATCCCAATTGCTGCTGGTCGATTCCGCCCAGCGAGATTTGCTTGACGCCCTGCGGATTGTTGGTGACGATTGCCTCGCCGTCCGCACCGGCCACATGGAGCTTACCGTCCTTGATCGAGCTTTCGTCCACAGTGACCAGTTGCTTCTGACGCGCCGCCTGACGGGCCAGTTTATTGAACAGCAGGTTCGCCAGTTCGTGGATGTCGCGCCACAGCGATACCGGAGGCAGGGGCATCGTGTTGCCGGGGACTTCATCGAACCACAGCAGGTGGAACGGTCCTCCCTTGGGTCCGGTCCAGTCCACGACGCGCAAGGGCGGCAGATCGTCGAACTCCCGGCTGAGTGTGACGATCTTGCCTTCGTCGGGGAGCCAGATGTCCCACAACTCGATCATCTCGCGGTAATCCTCAAACGACGACTTCTTTTCATTGGAGAGATTCTGCGTGGAATGGTCGTCGATCTTGTCGGACTTCTGAATCCGCTCGACTACTTCTTCGTCGTATAGCCCGTTGGTCAGGGCATCTTCTTTGACGATGGAATAGCGGTTGCCGCAGAACCCGATCTTGTCCACGCGGCGGGCGCTCATGTCGTGAACCCAGTCGTCGAACAGCACGGGGTCCGCGACGGGCTTGCCCAGCCACACGTCCATCCCCTCGAACTGCTCGACCTGTTCCACGTCGAGCGCCACCTTCAGAATCCCCATCGGGGCCATCATCGCCTCGAAGGCCCAGGTCTGCATCGACCGCCCGAAGTTCATGTCCATCAGCAGACGGTTGATGCCCAGCTCGAAGGCGTAGGCGCTGGGTCGGTTCTCTGATTTGCGCGAGGTGACGAGCGACTGCGGTTCGGAGGAGACAAGCTTGCGGAGGATGGTCGAGACGGCGAGCGCGATGAGCGGGAGCGGGACGCGATTGGTCGTGCCGTTCTTGTAATGGCGTCCAACGAACATTTTGTAAACTTCAAGCCGTTTATTGAGGAAATCCTTCATTTCCCCAAGGCTGGAAGTAATCGCTCCGCGGAGCTTGGCAAGTTGCGTCGGACTCTTGGGATTGAACATGGTTTACCAAGTGCTTTCTGCGACCGACCAGTCGGCCTCTGAGTTTCTGCGGCGCTCTTCTTCTTTCATGCGCCAGGCGAAGGTGCCGTAGCGCGGAGCGTTCTGCTTGCGGGCGACCAGCGGAGATTTCAGGGTTTGCTTCAGGAGCTGCCAGGCCAGGGCGTCGGCCACCACAATGTCGCCGTGCAGCTTGCCCTTGTTCTCCGGGTCGGTGTCTTTCTGGATGGCGTTGCTGTGCTGAATCGAGCCGTCTGGAGAATAGATGAACTGCCTCAGCTCCTTGATCGCTTCCTCTGAGAAGTTGCGGCAGCGGTCCTCTGTCAAAGCGTCGCGATAGTTCCCGAACAGGATTTCTCGTGAAGCCCCGATTTCAACGTAGCCCCACTTCTTGGATTTCGCGTTGGCAACCGACTCCACATCACCACGCCAGTAGATGCGGTGGTAGCGGCAGTCCTCGACGACAACCTTTCCGAACGTGCTGCCCGGACCCTGCGAGCCCCAGATGAGCTTGGCGTCGTGGAACCATTTGCAGATTGCGACGGCGTACCACGCGAACGACTCGGGAGCGATGCGGCTGTTCTTGTATTCCGCAGCCTTCTCTCCGGTTTTGGCGTTGTAAACCACGATCACGCTCTGGCTCGACATTTCACCGCCCTTACCAGAAGCAATGTCGCACGCGGCAACATATTCGCCTTCCGCGGGCTTGGCACCGTCCGTCTGGCACCAGAGCATCAACCGGCCGCCGGTGATCTTCTCCCACTTCGGCTCCAGTGTCTCGCGGTCGAATTGCAGTTCGCCGCGGATGGCAGGCTGGCGTGCAGACTTCAGCAGCCGTTCGATCAACTCGGGCTCGAAGTACGGCCCGCCGGCCCCGTGGAAAGCAACGTCCAGTTCTTGCGAGATGCGGCGCTTGCTGGTGAGCTTCAGGCATTCCTTGTCGTACCAAGGCGAGCGTGGTTTACGGCCATTCCACGAGGGATGGGAGTACCCGTCCACCGCTTCGTCGGTGAAGTACATCCCCTTGGAGAACTCTTGGTGCATCGTCCAGTGCAGGAGGATGATTCGATCTGGCGCATCCACAAGCCAGTCCTGATACTTCTTGTAGAACGCGCCGTACTGCCCTTGGGGAGTAGAGACGAGGAACAGCGATTCCGTGAGCGGGCCAATGGCGTCGATCACAGACTCGGCATTGGGCATCGCGCCTACTTCGTCCGCCATGACCGCCGTGCGGACACCGCCTCTGTCGGCATTGGCATTGGTGGATTCGCCGTTGAACACCGAACCAGTCTCAGGATTCACGAGCGTCAACAGCTTGCGGTGGACGCGCGGCTCAATGGGAGGTCGCATCCACTTCGGCAAGCAGTCGAGCATGTGGTCAAGTCGCCAGAACAGACAGGACGGATCGGACATATCGTCCACCCGGTCCTCTTTGGCCGAGAGCAAGAGGAACGACTGCATCGGTCGGAACAGCCAGCGATGAAACAGCGCCGCCAGGATGAGCGTGGTCACGCCCATG